GTTGCGCCTGCGGCAACGTGCAGGCCGCGACCAACGCGATCCCTGAGTCGCACGTGCGTTTGAACGTCAGTCGCATGGACGGACCCGACAGGTGGGTGGAGCAGTAAGCATGGCTGAAGGACCGCCGCAACGACCGATCGTCTGCCGCAGGAGCGACCGCCTGGTGGTCGGCCTCCACCCCAAAGGCGGTGTCGGCAACCAGCACAGCGTGGAAGTCATCGAGAACGAAGAGTACGAGAAGCTGCTCAGAACTGATCCGGCGTACGTCACCACCGATGGCAGGATCGTGAGCACTCCACCAGCATGAGCAGTGAGCCAACTTGAAGGAGAGGCATGGGCTGATGCGCCGCTTTCCGCTCAGGGTTATCCCTGATCCGTATCGCGCCGATGACGCCACCAACGTGGTGGACTACCGTGTGGTCATCCGCGAGGTGATCCGTCGCCCGCTGGATCCGCAGCGCGGCGCGGACATCGAAGAGATGCGTCGCGGCATCCACATCCTGGACGCGCTCGACGAACAGTCGGGACCGATCCTCGCGCTCGAGGACGCCGACTGGGAGCACCTCAGGCTGAAGGTGGCGAACATGCAGTGGGGCGTCATCGACAAGCGTGTGCTCCAGTTCATCGACACCGTCAACGAGGCGACCGACGAAGCTCCCGCGCTCAACGGGCTGGTGACCGCAAAGGACTTCGTCCACTAGCCATGTCCGCTCCCGGCAGCCGCGTTCGACCGTACCCGTGGGATGCACGTCTGGGCGTGCCGACCGACACGCCCGCCGGCCGCATCGGCCTGATGCTGGTGCCCAATGACAGCGGCCTGCTGGTCGGCAAAAAGCAGCAGACGCTCGAGGGCGTGGTGCCAACCCTTCAGGAGTACGACTCGGCACCCATCTACCGCGAGCGCACGTTTGCCTTCAAGCCGACCGCGGGCATGGGCGAGCGCGTCCAGAGTTCGCACGCCGACCGCCGCTACTACTGGGGTTCCAATGTCTGGGTGACAGGGGGCCTGGCCGGCAAGGGGCCGCTGGTGCATTCGCTTACCCCCGCCCTGACGGCGGCGCGCGTGACCCAGTTCGTTGACGGCATCAACGCGGCGCGGACGCCCACGCAGTACATCCTGCGCGGCGACTCGGTCCTGCGCCGCAATGACGATACCAGCGCCGGTCAGGTGGTGCTCCATACGCGGGCCGGCCACGTCGCTACCAGCGCGGTGCGGTGGATGGCCGCCGGCGCAGGCGCTACGGATGCGCTGTACGTGGCGTGGGAGGACGGCGTGCTCGAGCGCTTTGTGGCCGACGCGACGTGGGCATCCTGCGTGCTGCCGGCAGGCTTCGCGCCGAGCTTCCTCGAAATCGTTGGCGACGAGTTGTGGGGCGCCGACCCGCGCACGTCGCAGATCCGCAAGACCACCGCCGACCCGATGATCGCCGGCTCCTGGGGTGGGTCGATTCAGGTCGGCGACCAGTCGACGCCGATCACCTGCATCCGCCAAGCGCAGAATCACCTCGTGATCTTCAAGGCCGACGGCGACGTGTTCACTATCAACGCCGACGGCTCCGACAATGACCTGTACCCCGGCCTGAAAGTCCATCAGGACACCGAGAACGGGCGCACCGCGGTGTCCTGGCTCGACTCCGTCTGGTTCACTGCGGGGCCGACGTTCTATCGCCTGAGTCTTGCCGATGCGCCGCAGCTCTCGCCCGCTGGCCCCGGCCGCATGCTCGACAACGCCAGCCCGGTGCATGGCCCGGTGCAGGCCTTCTGCGGCTGGGGCGGCTATCAGGCCTTTGCGGGCGTCTACAACACCGCGCTGAATACGTCGTACCTGCTGACGTACGGCAACTGGCAGCCGTCGCCCGAGCGCGACTCGACGGGCTTCACGTTCGTGGACCAGTACGACGGCTCGATCGCCGACTTCCCCGGCAAGAAGATCAGCGCGATGGGCCTCAGCAGTCAGCTCGGCCAGGACCGGTTGTACGTTGGTTTCAGCGACGGCACCTTCTGCTGGATCAAGCTCATTCGCAACCCGCTCGCGGTCGACTCGGGCGCCGAGTACACCGACCAGATCTCGGAGATCGTGCTGCCGCTGCATACGGCCATGTTCCAGGCCGACACGAAAGCCTTCCTTGGCTACAGCGTGTTCGGGCCTGTCATGCGCCAGGGCGACGAGGTGAACCTGGCCTATCGCTTGATGGCGTCCTCGGGTGCGGTGCCCAGCGACCCGACCGGCAACTGGGTTGTGCTGCCGACGTCCTTCGAGCACAACGGCCAGCGCGTCGACTCGCCTATCAACCTGGCCGCCACGGCCATCTCGCTCAAGGCGACCTTCGTCAACAGCATCCCGACGGCCACGCCGGTGATCGACACGATCGCGCTGCACGAGCGCGTCGTGCCGGCCTTCAAGCGCGACTACACCGGCACCATTGATGCCCGCCCCAACGCGGCACGTCGCGACGGGGCGACCTCGCGTATACCCACGGCGCGCACGCGCTCGGCAATGATCGAGGCCGCCGCGACGCCCAACGCGGTGACGCTGGAGCTGCCCGACGAGACGCTCCAGTCGCTGGCGATGTTCGGCTACCAGGAGCGGCAGGTGCCGCATTCGGCCGCCGCCGGCCAGGGCTGGCTGATCGACTTCCAGGCCACCCAATTCGCCACCATCGGCCAGTACGGCATCATCCGTCGCCTCCGCGGGACGAAGATCAAAGACCTCCGCGGCTATCCCATCCGACTGCTCAAGACCCTGTAAAGGAGGTCGCTGAATGCCCAACCTGACGTCCGAGCTGGGACTGCAACAGGGAGTCGACGACGACGACACCGCCGATTACCTGACGGCGATGCTCGCGCCGAGTCTGTCGATTCTCGACGGGTTGTTCAACGCAAGCACTGGCCACAATCACTCCGGTGCCCACCAGGGCGCCCCCATCGTCGCCTCCAGCTTGCGCGGCCCGTACGACTTCGCCGACTGGATCCGCTCCACCGCGCGCACGTCGCCCGTCCCGACCTCAGGCGTGGGGCTGGAGATGTACTGGGATTCGGCCGGCAACGCGGGCGTGGTGCAGTCCTACGACCGCGTCGGCTCGGCCTACCGCGACACGCGCGTGCGCGGCTCTGCCGTCTTGCTGACTAACGGTGCCGGCCAGAGCCTGATCCTGGGCACGGACGGCACCACCACCATCCCCGGCAACCTGACCGCACCCGGCGGCCTGACGGTGTCGAGCCTGTCGGTCACCACCAATCTCGTCGTCGGCGGCAACGCCAACATCACCGGCACCCTCACCGTGGGCGCGATCACCACCGGCGGCGGCGGTCTGAATATCGGCGGTCCCGTGACTAACACGGGCAGCTTGTCGGCAGCCGGCCACGTCGCCCTTGGCGGCTATGACGCCGGTGCGCCCTGGACCTCCCTCAAGGGCAACGTCATCACCGACACATTCTTCTACCAGCGAGGCAATGGCGGTTGTCGCGCCTGGGACAACCTCGACTTCACCTATGGCGTGGGCATCGCAGCCAACACCCTTGCTCAGCGTGATGGCTCCGGCTACATCCAGGCGAACTCCGTCTACATGCCGACCGGAGCGCAGAGTGGCAAGCCGACCTACGTGTGCGGCCAGAACAACGACGGGTACATGCGCTGGTGGCCGACCAATGCCATCGGCCCCCCAATAAGTACATGGTCGGCTAATGGCCACCTGAATGGCCCGGTCGCGTATGGCGAGTGGCTCAACTTCTCGCTATCGAGCAACCCCAACGGTCTGGTGTCGTCCGTCAGTGGCAGCCAGATTTTCATCGCGAAGTCGGGCTACTACTACGTGTACGCGATGGCGCAGACCACCAGCCGCGTGTTCTCCGACGGCAAGAGTTGGCGCGTCCGCGTCCATGTCAACGGGAACGACGCGACGCGGCTCTTTGGCGATACCGGGCTGCCGAACGGCGGCGGCGTGTCGCGCTGTAGCGCCGTGGCGCTGGTGTTCATCAACGCTGGTGGCTACATCCAGATCCGGAGTTCCCAGGACTCGGCTGGCGCCTGGAACGTCAACGCCGAGGACGGCTACGTGGACATCGCGTTCGTGCCGGTCGCTGACTACAACAACTGAGGAGGCAGCAAGTGAGCGACGTGAGCCAGTACTCGGACGACCAGGCGGCGCAGATCGTCCAGCTTCAGCAGCAGCAGTCGCTGTTCACCCAGGCGCTGGCGGCGGCAGTCTCGGGCAAGTGGGTTGGCGCCGGCAGTGTCGAGGCGTTCCTGTACGCGCTCGATCCGGGTTTGCAGGGCACGGTCATCCCTGACCCGCCGATTACCGAGTCGGGCTACGAGGAGCCGGATGACCCAAAAGCGTAACCTGGGATCCGCACTGGTCCATGCCCGCCCAGGCGTACAACTGGACGTGCAGCGTGTGCTCGGCGACGTGGGTATTGCAGGCGACGGGTACGGCATACCAGGAGAGCGATATCTACGATGCGCGCTACGCGGTCGGCGAGCGCATGGGCTACCCCAGCTGCGTCAATCCGACGTATGGGTGCATGTCGGATCAGTGCGTCATCGATACGCTGGCGTCCTACGGGCTGGTCGTGCGTCAGGCGTACGTGACGTTCGACGAGGCGTTCGCGATCGCCAGGGTGTACACGGGCACCATCAACCCGCAGGGCATGTACCACTTCATGGCACTTCGAGGAACGAGTGGCAGCGATCTTGCCGTGGCGAACAGCGCTGAAGGGTATATGGGCGTGTACTCGACGCTGTCGCGTAGTCAGTTCAATGCGCTCGGACCAGTGTCAGTTATCTATGTCGAGTCTCGGGCATAAGGGGGAAGTGAAGTGATGCCTGCCTTTACCGTGGGGACGTACCCCTGGACCGTCGGCGCCATCATCGCGATCGTGGTGCTCTTGCTCGCGATCCTGGGTCTGATCGGGGTCATCCCGCTGTCGCAGACGGTGGTGTTCGGCCTGGTTGCCGCCTTAGCAGTAGCCCGTTTGACCTAGGTCATATGCCGCCCGAGGAGCCTGATGACCGGCGCTCGGGCATGCGACTCGACATCACGTTCTCGGTCGGGTACGAGCGTCGGCGCGCTGGTGGCGTAGATCGTTGGGAGGCGCGCGGGGTCACTGCGGGATTGCTTGTGGCCGGGGTGGCGGTGACCGTGCTCGTGCTGTTTCTGATCTCGCGACTACTCAGCGGCCTCTAGCCTGGCGACTTGCGCCCGCAGCTGATCGATCTCGCGCCAGCAGTCGGCCACCTTTTCGCCCCACTGGTCGCACTCGTCGCTCAACTCGGCGTTGTCCACCAGCAGTCGGGCGACCTCCTGCTCCAGGCCTTCGATGCGCTGAAGCAGTTCCGCGTTCACCTCGTACGGGTTGCGCTCAGACAGGCTCACGGCTCCACACGCGCTGGCTAAACGCAAGACTTGGTCCCTCGAACGGCACTTAGGTCTATCAAGCGTCGGGATTGAACGTCTCCAGCAACTCGGAGATCGTTCCGAGCAACTGTCTCAGCCCAAGGTTCTCCGCCCGCAACCGTTCGACCTCGACCAGCCGCTGATTGATCGCGTGCGCGCCACATGTGCAGTCCGCATCATCGTCAACACCATCGGTTACGCCGCACTCGGCCGCGTGCATCAGCAGGCCCGCTGAGTCGATCTCTAGCTTGGCAGCCCTAACCATCTTTACCTCTACCAAGCGGTTTGAGGCATTCCTCGCAGATAAACCCCCGAAGCTCGGCTCGCAGCCGCTCGTTGTCTGTCTTTTGCAGGCCGCACTCCTTGGCCGTCTCTTCTACCTGCGCTCGCAGCCGCTCGGCGCGTTCGCGCTGCCCGCGTCTGCTTTCCGCTACACGATGCAGTTCGATGCGTAGCCGCTCGTTCTCGGCGCGGAGTTCGTCGCGCTGCTGGATCAGTTCGCAGGGGTAGCACCCGTCGACAAACGACTGGTGCGTGTGCTTGTGCGTGTGCTTGGTAGAACTAAGCCCCATTAGGTGGATATTAGCGCCGCCGATGAGTCCACTGAGGACCACCGGCGTCCACGTTGTTACATCGGCGAAAGGGTGCGCGAAAGGGTTTTTCACCCTGAAACAGCCCCAAAACGGGCCGATTTGATCTCAGATTCCGGATTTCGGCTAGACTCCGGCCGAGATGATAACCCCGAAGTTTACGAACGTGGATTATGAGATCAAAAACAGCACATACGATCCACTGAGATCCACTGAAATCCAGCGACGAAAGGGTTTTTCTCGGGCTTGAAAGGGTACTGAAAGGTCGTATTCGGTGACGGCCGAGTGAGCATATCGTTGCAGAACCGATGCATCGTTACACGCGATGTACCTGTCATTTGAGATGAGTCCCGCCCGGCGGGTCGCTCATTTGTCCCAATTTCCGGTGAGTGCGTGAAGATGATTACACCGCAGGTGCCGTTGCAAAATTTCTGAGATTGGAAGAGGCTCAAAAAGCGGCCTTTTCTCTCACCCAAAGTGTTGCAACCCTTTTTGAAGATTCAGTCGTCACGCATATGTTTCCGTGGGACATTGGGACGTTACAGTGCCCGCCCAGCCGTACCCTGGCGCGTACCCTTTCGACCCCTCAGTCGGGCTGGGTGCCGCGCCAGTCAGTCCAGACTGAGCTGGACGAGGCAGGCCGTACAGAGCGGCTGGGCGGCGCTCGAGCGGGCACTGGCGCGGCGACTCACCGTCGGGCCGCCGGCCCATTGATCGTTGGGGATCCCGCGAGCGCGCACCTCGGCCTCAAGCTGCGCGTACCGCTCGCCGACGTGGGGGTAGAAGAAGGCGATCTCGCCCATCTCGGCGTGGTTCGCCAGCGCGCCGCACAGACACTCACCTGAGCGGTGGCAGTTGACCGACACGGGGTTCCGCGGCATGCGCGCCCATTCGAGGTAGTCCAGGCAGTCGCCTTTCTGCCAGTCCAGGATCGGCTGCACCCAGACCGCGGAGCGGTCCCTGTCCTTGTAGTGCGGCGCGGACATCTTGGCTTGCATGCGACGCGCCGACTCGTGCAGGCGCACGCCGGTCACGAAGCCGATACGGTCCAGACGATGCTGCTTGTGCTCGGCGATAGCGCGGCGGATCTGCTTCTGCTTGAGATACCAGTACATCGTGGAGTGGCTCTTCAGCCCGTCCGGGAAGCCGCGCAAGACGCGCCCGTCGCGAGTGCGGTAGCCGTCGAGGACCAGGCGCTCGTACTCGCCCTCGGGTGGGCTGTAAACGCTGAGCGACCACCCCTCACGGCGGCACGTCTCCTCGACGAACTCGCGCGTCTCGGGCACGCCGGTACCCGTATCGAGGTGAATGACGCCGCCAAAGAACGGGTGCTGCGCGGCGAGGTGCGTCGCGGTTAGTGAGTCGTCGCCGCCACTGAAGAGCGCGAACAGGCGTGAGGGCTGGTGCTCGGTGACAGCCTCGTCGAGCACCAGCCGAGAGCGTGAGACAAGGTAGCGCAACTCCCGCAGGCTAGGCACCGCGGTCGAGCGCGTCTTCGAGGAGCTGCGCCCACTGCTGAGTCACCTGCGGCACCTCGCCGAGCGCGCCGGCGTAGCGCATCATGCGGACGACGTCGGCGACCTGGACGCGCATGATCTGGTGGCGATGCCGCTCGCGCGCGAGCGGGTCGGGAACGACGATTCTGTCCAACTCGCGCTGCAAGCGTTGCGCTCGGTGAACGAGGTCATAGACATCGGGCATGGCTTCACCTCTGAGGGTAGACAGGGGACTGGCCTGGAACGGTGGGGTAGGGGTTGTCGGGGTGAGTGGTGCAGGCCTGTGCGGACATGGCTTGTCGACGTGGGCTGACTCGACGGGGGTAGGTCAGGGTAGACATGTCGGGCGGGTATGGGCTGGCGTGGGGAGGTGAGGGTTGACCAGTCGGTCCGGCATGAATGCGTTTTGGGCCGGCGCGGATTGTCGGTGTGGCGCGCTCTGGCTTGGTCGGTTGGGGGCTGGCCAGGGTTGTCGGGAGGGGCAGGGTAGGAGACGGGTCGGCATGACCAGTCGGCATGAATAGGCGAGGGACGGCCAGACAGGGCTGGGGGAGGCAAGTCGGTTTGACGGGAGCTGATGGGCCAAGTGACGAAATGGCGAGTCGGCGGGGCTAGGCTAGGTGGGGCGGGGCCTGACCAGGAATGTCGCGGCGGTCAGTGGCGGCGCGGATCGGCACGCGAAGGGTAGTCGCGACGACGTGGCGAGGTGTGTCAAGGAGAGACTGGTCGGTCAGGGCGGGTTGGTGCTGGCGTGGCTAGCTTGGACGAGTCGGTTCGACGAGTGAAGGCTTGGCCCGGGTTGGCTGGTCGGCGAGATGAGGAGAGGCCCGTCCCGGGTTGGCTGGTCGACACGGTATGGCTAGGCGAGGCTTGGCAAGTGACGGCACGTCGGCGCGAGTGGACCTGACATGGCACGGCTAGGCTAGGGGAGTCGGCTCGGCTCGGAACGCATACGCATCGACATGTCGGCGGGGCTGGGCCTGAACAGGCGAGGCTGGACACGGCTAGGCTGGGCTAGTCGATACGGGACGGGTGGACGGGACGGGACGGGACATGCCGCGGCATGTCGGTTAGTTCTGCGCGGATGCGCCAATGAGCAGGCGCGGACAGGTTAGTCGGCATGATCGGACTCGGCCCGTCTTGGTTTGACGTGTCGGGCAGGGGTCGGGATGAATGGGGCTGATGTGTCGGGGTGCCGCAGATGTCGCGCATCGTTGCAGCGCGACTGGGCTGCGGGCACACGCTAGCTCGCCCTGCGCCCGCGCACCGGCGCGTCTCTGGTCAGGTCGATCTTCTCCCACTTGAGCAGATCGAAGCGCCCGTACCCCTGCGAGCGCAGCGCGCCGAGTCCGTTCTCCTCCATGTGCGTCCACAGATCCACCCACCACTCTTCCAGGATCGAGTCGCGCGCCACCAGCACGTCGAAATCGAGGATCGGCCGCAGCACGTACTCGTGGTAGCCGAGCGTGCTGCGCGGTCCCTGCGGGCCGACGATGTGGCCGATGACCAGCTCGACCCCGTCCGGCTCCATGCGCCCCAGTGAGATGTGCTCTGGGGTGACGAAGACGCGTTCCGCGAGGAACTGCTTCGGCCCCTTCCGCGTCGGCCCCCACTTGTCGCCCGCGTACAGGATGTTGGTCGACTCCTTCAGCGCTGCCTTGATCTGGCGCTGCTCGATGTACAGGCCACCTTCCGGATCGATCTTGAAGCCCGTGGTTTCCTTCAGCGCGGCGACCTGTTTGGACGCCTCGGCAATCTCTTCGGGCGTCATGTCTGGTCGCCAGGTGCCGCTCTCCACCATCGTGCGGCGCATCATCGACTGGATCTCCTCCTCGTCGGTGACGCCGGACTTCGACCGCAGCCAGCCCTCGATGACCTGAGGGTTGCGCGGCGTGCCGCCCATGACCTTATCCCTGAACTGAATCTGCGCCCGGTAGCGCGTCCACAGGTGTGATTTTGAGGCGAAAATTCCCACGATTCATCTCCGTCTTGATGCGTTGCGTGAGGTCGACGATCGCTTCGGCGTCGTACAGGTCGCTGACGACCTGGGTGCCTTTCAGACGCTCGGCAAGCTGGAGCTTCAGCCGCGCCTTGAAGGCGTGGTGGTAGGTCTTCGACAGATCGAAGCGAGCCGACTCGCGAAGCTCGTCGCGGGTCATGTCGAACAGCGCGCGGCTGCGGCGCTGCGAGGGCACGAACTCGCGCCACTCCTCGATGCGGTCGTACAGCGTGTTCTTGACCTTCTCGCTGCGCTGCGCGACCGGCGGGGCCTTCGGATTTTTGAGGTCGAAGACGTGAAAGATCTGAGCGCGATTGGTCAGATCCTGACGGCTCAACTCGAGCGCCAGGATGTTCCTCGCTTCGGAGGACAGATACGCCTCGACCAGCTCGCGGTCATCGTCGGGCAGCGTGGCGGCGATCTCGTCGGCCAGCTCCCCCGGCGACAGGTCCGGATGATTGTCGCGCGCCTCCCGCAGCAGCGCGACGAAGCGCTGCCGCGGCGTTAACTCGACCTCGATCTCCGGTGGGTCGATCCTGGACACCTGCAATGTTCCCCTCCTTCTGGTCAGGTTCCTCCAGCGCGCTGCTGGAGGACGTTGTTCAGCACGCTGAGCGCGTCGTACTTCAGCTTCTCGGTCAGGTGCGCGTAGTACCTGAGCGTGATGCCGATGTTCGTGTGCCGCATCAACTTGCTGACCACCTCGATGGGCACGCCGTTGTCGAGCATGAAGCCGGCGCAGTCGTGTCGCATCTTGTGGAGCCGCTTCTCGGGTTGTCCGGCGCGCGCGGCGATGCGCTTGAACCATGTGTGCAGGCGGATCGGCTCAAGCGTGGTGCCGAGGGTAGACGCGAAGACGGGGCACTCGGGCGAGCCAGCCGCCGGCCCGATCCACTTCTTGCCCTTCTTCTTCGCCTGGAACGCCTGGAGGTCGCGCTGGGCGAGCAGCGCGTTGTAGACAGCGTCGATCATCGGCAGCGTCCACGTCTTGGTGGGATGGGACTTGGTGCCGGTCATGATCAGCAGGCCGCTGTTGCCGGTGCGCTGAATATGGCGGCCGATGGTGACAGTGCGGTCGGCAAAGTTGACGTCTCTCCAGCGCAGCGCCGGCACCTCGCCTTTGCGCAGGCCCAGTCCCAGCAGCACCGGCAACGTGTACTCCAGCCACTCCCCCCGCGCCGCCTCCAGCAGCGCGGCGGTCTTGCCCGAGTCAGGCGGCGGCACGTCCGTCTCGGGCAGCGGCGGCGCGCTCACGAACGTGGCGACGTTGATGCCCTTGAGCAGGCCGCGACCGATGGCGACCGACAGCGCGGCGCGCAATCGCCGCAGCGCGTTCTGCTGGGTCGAGGGCGAGGCTCCCTTGCGGACGATGCGCTTGCGCCACTCCTGCATCACCTCGATGGTCAACTCGTCGTCGCTCAGCGGCACCGCGCCGATGTAGGGCTTGACCCATGTATTGAGCAGCGACGCGTACGTGACGCGCGTGGTGGGCTGGAGGTCGGCGTTGTCGAGCCAGGTGTCCAGCCAGACGCCAAGGGTCATGGAGCCGACGCGGCGCGGCATGATCACGCTCTTGCCGTCCCACTCGCGCAGCGCCGTATCCAGCTTCTCCAGCGCCGCGGTCGAGGTCGCGCCGTACCTGTCGAGGTTGACCGGCTTGCCAGTGCCGGGATGGCGTCCCAGATACTTGCGGGCGCGCCATTTGCCGGAACCGATCTCGCGGACCGATGTCTCGCCGCGAGCGTGGCGCGTCGGCGCGGGTTTACTATTTCTTGGCATCGTTGGTAGATATCTCCTACCGATGGTGTTCTCCCTGGCCGCTGCAAACCGGCCAGGGAGTCCTCATTATCGGGCATACCGATACGATGATCACACTATTGCGGCGGCGACATCATGCGGACGTCATCCCAGCGCTGGCCGCCGAGCTTGCGCTGGAGGGTGCGCACGCTGCAATTCAGACGCAGGCAGACCTGTTGCTCGGTGGCCGGATAGCCGGTGTCTTCGCGGATCTCGGCGGCGACTTCGATGATGCGCCCGAACTCGGGATCCTGGTGGACCAGCCGCTCATCCAGCGCTCGATCCACGATCTTGCGCACGAACGATTCCATCGATGGAGGCGGGACGGGCCATCCCGGTTCCGTCTCGTCAGTGGATGCCATCAGAGTCACGCCAACCTCCGCGAAGAGAGGAAAGTAGGCCAGACTGGCCGCGACTCATGCTGGCGCTCCCCGCGACCCACGGCTAGCCCTTGTCACGGCGACAACGCGACACGGGGAAGAGCCGTTCCCACTCGTGGTCATCATGTGCAGTGTGATCCCCCGTCGATCCCGAACAGCCGTCGATGTTATCGGCGCGCGAAATATCGTGCAACGGGTGCCTATCAGGGGTTTCCCCTGATTCGGATACCCTGAGTCTTGCCCCACCTTAGCACAGATGTTCTAGTGTGGGCGTATCGTCTCAGGCGATACGCTGGGGGAGCAAATTGGTACTTGACCGGAGGCCCCATTCCCTCAGGCACTACACGGGAGTAGACGCGTGGCACAGGAAACTGCCCCGGATCCGCTTGGTCCGCGGATCCGCTGGCTGCGACAGCGGCGTGGGCTGTCGCAGGCTGAGCTTGCACGCGATGCGAACATCTCCCAGCCGACGCTGTCGGCATACGAGCATCAGACCCAGGCGATTCCCTACACGGTGGTCAAGCGCATTGCGCTGGCGCTGAACACCACTGTCGGTTGGCTGGCGGGCGATGCGCCCGACCCCGGCCACCAGCTCTTTCCCGGCGCGTCGCTGACCAGGCGCGGCATTCGTCTCGTCCTTCAGGTGCATTCCATCGAGGAAGAGATCGACGCCGATCTGGTGTTCGCTAAACTGGAAGTCCTGCTCAAGTCCGAGCTTGAGCGCATCGCGGTGCGCGAGCGAGTCGATGCTGAGGCGCGCCACGACCTCGAGCAGAGGCGCCTGAAGGCGCGGCGCGGCAAACTGCCGCCCGGCCGCCTGATGGAGGGCTAGCCCCCTCAACGGCGCGTTGTCGCCGCGCCAGACTCTTGGGTTGGCGCGGCGAGCGGAGCCAGACTCTGCGGTCATGCCGCGTGGGTTCTACGTTCCGCTGACGCTCTCGCAGCGTCGCCTGCTCGAGCGCATGGCCGTCGAGGATGGCCGCGACGTGCAGACCGAAGCCTGCACCCTGATCCGAGCGGGGATCAGCGCGTGGGTACAAGAGCACCTCAGCCACCTGGACTCCACGTTTGCAGACGAGGAATCGCAGGAGGTGACGGCTGGTGGCCGATCGCGAGGCTGACGATTTGATCCTGCTCACCCGCGCCCAGGCGGCACGGCGTTGCGGGGTCAGCGTCCACAAGTTTGACGAGTGGACGCACATGAAGGGCTTCCCGGTGCTGCGCGAGGAGCGCATGGTGCGCATCCACGCGAAGCTCCTGGACGAGTGGCTGGCCGAGCGCGCCACCGGCCGCAGTCGCGGTGTGCTGCGAGCGGCGATATGAGCGAGACGCCCTCCGCGGCAGCCACGCAGGAGCGCAACTCCGCGTCGTCATGCGAGATCAAGACGAGCACGCGCGGCACGGACATCGCGGTCAAGGTGTACGCCGGCTCGCCGATCGACGACGTGTGCGACACGGCTGTCATGGCCTACTTCCGCACCTTCGACCGCGTGCGCGAAGAGCTGATGGGACGGACGTGAACTGTGCGCGCGGGCACCGCATGCTGGGGGTGACGCCCGATCTGCTGGTGTGCGAGTGCTCGTCCTACGGCCGCGTGGCGTCCATGAAGGGCGCCGCCGCCGAGGCGCGCGCGCTGATCGAGCGGAGTGGCGGGTTTGCCGCGCTGCGCAAGAAGCTCGAAAAGCAGGAGGCCGATGCGGCGACCGAGAGACGGCGCAACCCGCCGCCGAAGACCACGCTCACCATCCAGCGCGACGTCGATGACGACTGATGCGCGCCTGGTCACTCTTTTCAGGCGTCGGCGGCTTCGAGCTTGGCTTCGAGCGCGCGGGCATCGAGACGGTCATGCAGGTGGAGTCGGACCCGTGGTGTCTGAGCGTCCTCGAGCGCCACTGGCCAGGGGTCACGCGTCTGGATGACGTTCGCAAAGTGGACGCGTCCACATGGGGCGGACGATGCGGAGACGTGGAGCGAGACGGATCTGGCCCCGACGATCAACGGCTGGGAGGAGCGGCACGAGGTGTCTCCGGTGCTGGTCGCCGAGCCGATGGCGTGGGACGATCGCAACCAGGCGATCAGCGACACGCAGCACACGCTTCGCGGGGCGGGGCTGCAACGCTCGGACGTGCTGTTGACCTCGTCTACGGTGGATTCCCCTGCCAGGACGTCAGCGTGGCCGGTAAACGGGCCGGTCTTTCCGGCGAGCGTAGCAGTCTCTGGTTTGAATTCGAGCGGATCCTGCGCGAGCTGCGGCCACGGTGGTGCGCCATTGAGAATGTTCCAGGACTGCTTAGTTCCAACGCGGGTCGGGACATGGCGACCATCCTCGGCGGTCTGGGCGACCTCGGGTACGGGTGGGCCTACCGGGTACTGGACGCGCGCTGGTTCGGAGTGCCCCAGCGTCGCCGTCGTGTCGTCATTGTCGGCTGTCTTGGAGACGCGGCCCGTGCCGCGCAAGTACTGGCTGTCTGCGAAAGCTGCGGCGGGTATCCTGCGGCGCGCGAAGAAGCGAGCGAAGACGTTGCCCCCACGCTTGCAGCAGGCGCTGGAGTCGCTGGCACACTCGGCAGCCACCACGGCAACACCCGCGCCGACCAGGCGTGGACCGGCCAGCTCGTCGCCGCCACGCTGAGCGGCGGCGGCCACCCCGGCAGCAACCTGCCCGGTCGCCACCACGAGGATGACGACAACCTCGTCGCCTTCGGCGGCAACAACACCAGCGGCGCCATCGACGTGGCCGCGTCCCGCAGCGCGCGCGGCAACCGCTACGACTTCGACACCGACACCGACACCTTTCTGGTCGCTTCCGAGATCGATGACAGCATGGCGCGACCGCTGGTGGCGCGCTCGAGCGGCTACCGCATGGACATGGAGTCGGAGAACTTCGTCGTGGCCAACGCGTTGCGGGCGAATCAGGGCACGGGGCGGGGGTGGAGCGGTGATCGCGGCGATGCCAGCGACACCCTCGTGGTTGCCGATCCCATCGGCACCCGCGAAGGCAAGACGTACACCCACGAGGGCAGCCACAACTTCCGCACCCACAACCTGATCTCCGGCGTGCGCCGTCTGACGCCGCTGGAATGCGAGCGGTTGATGGGCTTCCCCGACGACTGGACGCGCTACGCCGCCGACGGCACCCCTATCGCCGACTCGCACCGTTACCGCATGTGCGGCAACGGCGTGGTCGCGGTGGTGGCCGAGTGGCTGGGCCATCGCCTGGTCGCCGTGGACGCGCTGCGATGAGCGGCAATGCGGCCGACGCGTTCGACCACCTCGTCGCGGTTCTCGAGCGCGAAGCTGAGCTGCGCCCGTCGCGCGAGCCGCTGCTGCGCATCTGGATCAACCACCTGCGCAACGACCAGCGCGTGCTGCGGCTGGTCTACGACGTCAGCGACGCCGAACTTCAGGATTCAGGAGCAGTGTGATGAGCACCGAGCTACCCGTTCGCGTGAGCTTTCGCAAGCAGGTTTCGGACGGCCAGTACGGCACCGAAGCCGCCGAGGTCACGCTCGAAGCACTGGTTGACCCGGACCTGGAGGGTGTCGAGGACGTCGCGCGCATGCTGCTGGAGGACGCGCGCACCCGTGTCCACGCCGAGCTGCTGAACTCGCCGTCGCCGGCGGTGCGGCGCAGCCTCGTGCGCGTCGAAGCTCGCCAGGAGGCGGGCGTGCGATGAAGCTCTGGGCCGCGGGCGCGCTGCTGCTGGCGCTGCAAGCCACGCCGGCGCAGGCGTACACCACCGAGGACACCTACCAGGCCATCGCCGCCGCGGCGGCCGACACCGGCGTCGCGGCCAGCCGCCTGCACCGCATGGTGGCGTGCGAGACGGGCGGCACGTACGACCCGCATTCGATCGGCGATCGAGGCACGAGCTTCGGCGCGGTGCAGCTTCATCGCGGCGGCGAGCTGGGGCGGTTCTACGCGCTCGGCTACACCGACCCGTTCAACCCCTACGAATCCCTCGACTTTCTCGCTCGCGCGATCCTCGACGGCCGCGCCAGCGCATGGACGTGTGCATGACCCTGATGGATCCCGACGACTTCCTGAGGTTTCACATGGAACGTCACCGCCGCGCGCGCCAGTGTGAGGCGACGCTGCGCCTGGCGCTGGTGTTCGCGCTGATCACCGGCGGCGCGCTGCTGCTGGTGTGGAGGGGCACATGACCGACACGAGCCTGGAGCGTCGCCAACCGTCGGCGCCGGTGCTGTTCAGCGACGCCGAATTGAAGCGCCGCATCGACATGAATCGAGCGGCGCGCTTCGGGCTGGAGAACGCCACCCGCGAGCAGCTCAACGTGGTCTTCGTGCTCGCGCGCCGCTGGGGCCTCGACCCGGTCACCGACCTGACGCTGTTCGAGGGCCATCCCTGGATCACCATCGAGGGCCACGGCCGCCTGCTGCGCCGCAACCCCGGCTTTCGGGGCATCAAGTCGCGGCCGCTGACGAAGGACGAGCGCGAGCAGTGGGGGTACGAGGCCGACGACATCGTCATCGAGACGGTGATCCGCACCTCGGAGTGGGGCGAGGTGTCGGCGCGCGGCAAGGTATCCCGCGCCGACGTGGACGCGGCCCGCTCGCGCGCGGAGCGCGAGAAGAAGAAGTCCGCGCCGATTGGCGTCCACCCGGTGGAGATCGCCGAGAAGCGCTCGATTGCGCGCGCCGCGCGGCTCGCCTTCGGGGCCGACATGCCGGACGAGGAGGACATCGACCAGGAGATGCGCGCCGAGATCGCCGAGCGCAGCGACCCGGCGCGCGTCAAGGCGAATGCCGAGATGCACAAACGGATCTTCGACAACGCGTACCCGGACGAGGCGCTGCCGCCGCCCGAGCCGGAAGCGGACGCCGAGGAGGATGCCGAGGAGGACGACTGAGGCGTGCGCCCCGCGCTCATGGTGCGTCCCGCGGTGCCGTACGACGAGCATGGCACCGCGTATTACGAGCGGGCCTGCCAGTCCTGCGGACGCACGATGTGGGTGCAGCGGGCGCGTCAGAAGTGGTGCTCGCGGGCGTGCCAGATGCGCGGCTGGCGGGCCGCCGTCATGCTGGCCGGCACGCACCGCTGGGCGCGGCTGCCGAATGGCAACTGGTCGATCACTCGCCTGGAGGAACCCGTGGTTGTGGCTGCCAATCCGCGCGTCGCCATCTGGCGCGCGACCAGCGAGCGCGACTGGCGCGCTCAGGTAGTTCGCTGGGCCATCCGCGGCGGATGGCTGGTCTATTTCACCTGGCGGTCGGACCACTCGCCGTCCGGCTTTCCCGACATGGTGCTGCTGAAGGGTGGGCGGCTGGTATTCGCCGAGCTGAAGGCTGAGGCGGGGCGGCTCAGCAAACAGCAGGAGGCGTGGCTGCGCGCGCTGGAAGCGTGCGACGGGATCGATGTATTCGTCTGGCGACCGCATGATGAGGAGCGGGTGCGGTCCGTTCTGCTCGAGGGCGCACTGGGATGACCGAACGTGATCGGCAGCGTCGGCTGCATGTAGCCAACAGGCTGGAGGAGCTGAATGCGAAATACGGCCGAGTGGACGACAGCCTTCCCGACTGGCTGGACCATCATCCAGAGACGTCGCCCGCGTCACCGTCGCCTCCTCCGCGCCGAGCGCCGCGCGCGCCGACGCAATCGCCGCCGCATCAAAGCTGGCAGTTCGATCTGCACGCGTGGCAGCCGTGAACCCGTCGCCGAGCGACGTGCATCGCTACGGCAACGAGTGGATGGTGACCTGGCCGCAGGTACGGCTGCACTTCGCCAAGGTGCGCGAGGTGCATGCCGAATTGCTGGCCGACCTGATGGTGGAATGCATCAGCGAGCAGGGCTGGCTGCATGTGGCCGGCCCGGTCAAGGTGAACCTGCTCAGCCTGGAAGGCCAGTCGCGCACGGGCGGGGCGATCGGCAAGCGCAATAACGAGTACCCGTGGTACGAGCTGATCAGCACCGCGACGGCCATCGTGGCGGTGCAGTGGAACGCGCCGCCGCCGTACGTGCGGGCGCGCGACATGCTCGACACGGGACCGCTCAAGTGGCTGGTGCCGGGGCTGGTCCTGGAGTCGGAGACGTCGATGCTGTATGGCGACGGGGCCAGCGCCAAGTCGATGCTGGCGCTGCTGATCGCCATCTGCGTCGCGAGCGGCACGTCGCTGCCGTGGGGCACGCGGCCGAACCGCCGCCTGCGGGTGCTGTACGCCGACTGGGAAACCAATGACGAGACGTTCGGGCGGCGGCTGCGGCGACTGTGTGCCGGCCTGGGCATCGAGGTGCCCGAAGACCTGATCTACGTCGGCACCATCGCCTCGAAGCCGGAGGCGGCCATCCTGCGCGCGCTGGCCGACGAGGTAGACAACCTGCGCGGGCTGATCGCGCGCGAGGGCATCGGGCTGGTGGTAACCGACAGCGTGGGCTTCATGGTCAACGGCAAGCTCAGCGACGACGACATTGCGCGCGGGGCGATGAACAACCTGCGCCTGCTGGGCGGGGTGACGCGCCTCGCGGTGCATCACATCTCGCGCGAGAGCGCGCTGCGGCAGGCGCAGCAACCCGGGCGGGTGGATCCGTTCGGCTCGATCTACTTCAGGAACGGGGCGCGCTCCGGCTTCGAGGTACGTAAGAGCGAAGAGCAGAGCGTGCGCGACAGCATGCACCTCGGCATCTACCAGCACAAGGCCAACGACACCGAGCTGCTGGCGCCGTTCGCGTTGCGGGTGGTGTTCGTACCCGACGGGGCGGTGCGCTTCGAGCCGTGCGCGCTGCACGAGGCCTCCGACATTGGCCAGCGGGCGTCGGTGCAGGACCAGATCCTGGACGTGCTGGCGCGCCGCGGGCCGTGTGACACGCGCAAGATCGCGTTCCTCATCGGGCGGCCGGACGCGGCTGGCCAGGAGACGGTGCGCGGCACGCTGGCACGGTTGCTGAAGAGCGGTCAGGTACGCCAGCTCCAGCCCGGCAGCAAGGGCAATCCGGCGGTCTGGGAGCTTGTTCCGGAGGGGCCTGTTACGGATGTTCCGGAACCGTTCCGGAATGTGTTCGGGGACGATTTCCCGGACCCGTTGGGGGACGCGGATGACGACGAATGAGGGATTCCGTAACCGGATTCCGCTAAAGCAAAAAAACCTTGTTACGGAATCTTTGGACCCTCTTCCCCCAGACCCCTATCTCCCGGGGCGGGGTGCTGCTTCGCGCCCCCCGGGACCGGATGCTGTAACAACAGAAGTGACCCGTGTTACGGCATTTTGTGTCACTGTCCGGTTGTCGCCGCACGAGCTTTTTCAAGCCGCCCAGGTCGGGGTGACGCGACGCATTGACAACCTCCGACGGACCGGCATCAACGAGCCGCACGGCACGCCGGACGAGGCGTGGTATGCCGACATTACCGGTGCGTGCGGCGAGCTGGTGGTGGCCAAGTTCATCGATCGGTTCTGGTCCGGGCAGCTTGGCAATTACAAAGCGCGGGATGCCGGACCGGTGCAGGTGCGGACGACGCGTTACTCGGACGGGCACCTGCTGCTGTACGACACCGACGTGGACGACCACCCGTTCGTGCTGGTGTACGGCGAAGCGCCGGAGTTCACGATGGCGGGGTGGTGCTACGCGCGCGAAGGCAAGCACACGATGTACGCGCGGCTCACGCCGCACGGCAAGCCGGCGTACTGGGTGCCGCAATCGGCATTGCACCCGATGGGCGTGCTGAAGGGGGAGCTGGGTGGCTGACAACGCCGCGCTCGAGGACTACAGCCCGGAGAAGATCGAGCAGTACCTGCGCCACTGGCAGGAGCTGCTGGCCGGCGCGGAGGGCGGCACCGGGTCGAACGGCCAGGGTGCCGGACGGGGTGATCGGTTAGCCCTGGTGACGCTGGTAGCCGACCTCGAGCAAGCCGCGGATGCGCTGCCCCTCAACTGGTCGGCCACGTTGCAGGTATTCCGGTTTCAGATGCGCGCGCGCATCTGGGCGACGCGCCGTCTCACGCTCGAAGACGTACCCGTGGACCGGGCGATTGAGGCAATGGCGCGGCACCTGGGCTGGTCGCAATCTCCCGGTCCAGCGTCTGGATCGCGAGGCTGACCAGCGTGGGTATCGCGTGCGGGGTGGCCTCCCAGCCGGCGATGGTCTGGCGTGTGACGTCGAGCAGGGTGGCGAGGTCTTGCTGGCGCAGGTTGCGTCCGAAGCGCCAGGCGCGCATCTCGTCGCCGGTCATTTCCAATCGCCGTCATCCGGGTAGACCGGGGTGGCCCCGAGCCACTCCCTGATCACCCATTCAGTGCCGAGGTTGGCGTGGTCGGCGGTGTGGTCGACGATGTGGCTGCCGCACACCATGCCGGGAGCGAACTGCCCTTCCGGGTGCGGCTCAATCCAGAAGCGGTAGTCATCGCAGCCTTCGCCCGCGCCCCAGTAGAAGCACGTCGGGCGGGTGGCCGGGGTGGCCGGACCCTGAAGCGCGAGGATGGCCGCGCGCATCTGGGCGAGGTTGCCGGTGGGCAGGCTGAGGGCATCCATGACGCTGGTCAGGCGCTCGTACTCGTCCTCCGGGGTCAGGTCGTCGAAGCCGCAGAGGACCAGCGAGCCGGCTGGTCCAACGTGCAGGTGGGTGGCCGGGGCGGTGGTCATGCGCTCACCCGCTCAAGGATCCCGGTGTCGTACCCCTCGCAATAGTCGCTCATCCATTCGGCCGCATGCTGTGGGCACAATGCCGTATCGCTAGCCGTGCCAGTCGCGTCGTGGGCAAAGTGCCAATTGACGGTAGCTAGTTGTTCGCAGATGTGGGTGCCCTCGCACGCCACGCGGGCCGGGTGGTTGTTCTCGTCGGCGTGGGGCAGAGCGCGCACGGTAACTGTGTGCTCGTTAGTGGTGTCGTTGGTATGGCCGGGCAGCGCGCGCTCGATCAGCAGCGCGCGCTCAAGGGTGGCAAGCATGTCCTCGTGGGTGACGCCGGTGGCGTACTGCGCGTCGATGAATTGGCCCATACGCCGGGCGAGTGCTATCGCCGGGCGCGGGTCGGAGGGGGTGGTCATGAACGGGATCCTTCCGGGGTGGTGCAAGGTGTCGCGTTGCGCGAAAACTGGCCGCAACGCACGCAGACATAGGTGCCCTGCGTGGCGTGCCAGAGGTGGTGCCGGCGTGCGGCTGCTTCGCGGTCCGCAATGGCGAAGGGTGACCAGAGGTGAATCTCTGATTCCATCGCCGCCTCATCCGCGAGGGCAGCAACCTCGGACGGGTCGAGGGTGACCGGGCGCGGCTCAACGTATGGCAGCACCTCTTGCAACGTTGCGTCCGGGTAGTCGCTGATCTCCCACGCGGTGTCGTCCGACAGGAGTTTGGCGAACGACGTGTCCGCGAGGTGAGTCCGCAGCATCTCGACAATGGCGCGCGCTTCGGTGTCGCTGTCGGCGGCGAAGACGACCGGGAGGGTGATGTGAGTGACGTACATCACGCCACCACCCGCACTACGAACCCGGAGGTGTCGCGCTTGCCGCGACCCTTCGCCTTCAGAGCCACGACCACGCCGGCAGGGTCGAGGAAACGCAAGTCGTCGTCGTCGCCAGAGATGACCGGGCGACCGTTGAAGGTAGCCGGTGGGTGGCCGGAGAAGACGACCGCGACGTTGCCGCCGGCGCGCAGCACCTCTGCACAGTCGGCCGAATTGGTTTCCGACCGCGAGAAGGTCAGGTGGTAGTTGGCCGGGTGCTCGCCCCGGGCATTGGCCAGAGCGCGCTTCGGATTCTTGGTGTAATCGTAGAATTGGATATCCGGGAAGGTTTCGAGGACCGTTCGCCCATCGTTGAGGCGAATGGTTTCCCACGGAAGGTCGCTCGTCCCGTTGAGCCGCATCACCGGGGTCAGTCCCTTACGGGTGGCCCGACGGATGTGGGTGGCTATGGCCTTGACGAGTAGTTCGTTGAAGGCGAAGCGATTACCAAAGTAGAGCGACGTTCGCGCGATGCGCGCCAACTGCACCTCGTTGGTGGTTTCACCCTTCTTGACGATCCCGCCGTGTCCCGCCGTGTTGAGACAGGCTGCCTTGCATCCGACGGAGGCGAATTGGCAGACGTTGAACCCGGAGAGGTTGGCCGGCGCAAGATGGAGGACCGCAGACGAGAAGCCGCGCGCCCGCCCCTTTTTGAGCTTTGGGTTGTAGCCGTCGGGCGTGAGAAGCTCGACAAACCCGTAGGCCCGATAGCTGTAGTCGACACGCAGTCGATACATGTCCGCTGGAATCACGGTGACCGTTTCGGTCCGTTCCAGTGTGCTGGTGGATTGCATGCCGACACTATGTGGGATGCGGTGACATAGTGTCAAGCAGTCGAACACTGAAATGCCGGGAAAGCGGTCTATACTCGGCGTCTAGAGGCGTCAGCCTGCCCTGTTTTTGACATGTTCCGAGATGCAGCTCGCGGGTTTGTGAACGTTTTTCTAACGTCCGTTAGCAAGTCCAGGACGGGCTGAGATGAGATGCAATATGCGCTCGACTACCTTTGCGCCAGCCGGACCGCGAGTCGATGAGTAACCCGTGAGTGGCCGTGAGTAACCCATGACGAACCGGCGTCAGGCACGTATGACGCGAGCCAAGGTCGCGTTTCTGGAGGCCTTCGCCACTCACGGAAACATCACTGCTGCTGCGTTGTCGGCCGGCATTGGCTCACGGCACACGATTTACCGCTGGCAGGAAAACCCGGCGTTCATGGCAGAGTTTGAGGCGGCCGAACGGCAGGCGACTGAGGCGCTCGAACTAGAGGCGTATCGGCGCGCCGTGCACGGCTCACCCTACAAGCGCACGTCCTACTGGCATGGTGAGCCGGTAGGCACCGACGAGAAGATCGAATACTCCGATGCGCTGCTCACGCTGCTGCTGCGCGCCAGAGCGCCTGAGAAGTATCGCGACAAGGTAGACGTGAACGTTGCACAGGTGATCAAAACAGTAGGTTTCGATCCCACCGAAGTACTCGGGACGGAGCGCGAAAGGGTGCGCGAGAGGGTACGCGAAGTGTTTGAAGGCGAGCACGCGCCCGATTCGTTCTCACGCGAGGCCA